CCGCTTCTCGCCGGTCTGCGGGTCGCGCGCGCCGTCCGGCACGACCTTCAAAAACACGTGCCCGCACACGCCGCCATTTAGAATGGCGTTGTGCAGCAGGATGTCTCGCCGGTTCGCCTCGAAGACCTGATCAAGCGCCTGCTGCGCCGGGCTTTTGGCTTGCGGCTGGTCAGGTGCGGAATAGTCCGGCGGCGGGCCTTCGTACCCGCGCTCGCCCGGCTCGTCTACGATGTCGAGCGTCACGCCTTCGATGTCGCCCTGGTCGTTCGTGCCCACCAGCGCGCTTACGCCTTTGTCGATCAGCAGCTCTACGAGGTTGATGGTGATGTTGTCATCGGTCCCGCTGCCGTCTGGCTTCAGGTGCTTGTGATGCTCACCCTTGTACAGCTTCCACGCCTCGGCGTGCGCTTTCTGCCGCGCGCGCAGCTCCTTGTCGTAGGCGTCTTCGAGCGCGGTCAGCGCCGGGCCGTCTTCCGTCGGCGGGATGTAGCGGGTTACACCAGGCATATCCTCAGCCCCCGAAAAATGGATTGGGCGCGAATTCGATCGTCATCGGGTTGTGCGCCCCGTGCCATGCCAGCGCGCGAGCCATCACCGTATCGTCGTGGCTGCCTTCCTGCGCCTGGTACTGCCAATGCCCGTTCGCCGTCTGCTTACTGATAAACGAGCGCAATTCGTGACGGCCTGCCGGGTCGTCAAGCAGTCGCAATCCTGCCTCGTGCAGAGCCACGTACAAACCCTGAATCAGCGGCGGCTTGCTTTGCGCGGTCGTCTTGAAGGCCACCACCCGAACCCCCGCCGCATGCAGTTCTTCGATGTTCGGGTCGCCGATGCTATTCCACTCGGCGTGCACTTCGCAGTTGTTCCAGTGCCGCGCCATGTCCGCAATCCGCTGGCGTTGGTCGGCCCACGACATCCGGTTAATGCGCAACATGGCCACCTCGACCATCTCGACCGTATCCAGGACCGACATCACCGTGTAGTCGGTCGTCTGCCCGAAGTCCAGCCCCGCCACGTATCGGCGGCCCGGTATCGGCTCAGCGCCCGCCGGCGCGGTGAACACATGCTCCACATTCCCGAAATACGACGTCCCGCTCGCCAAAAAGCAGCTGTACGGGTCTTCGGGGTACTCCTGCGGAAACAGGTCGCGGAGTTCCCGCTGCTTGTTCCGCCGCCACTTGATTTGCTCGGCATCGAGACCGTGCGCCTCGACCAGCGCCTGCTCTTCGTCGGTATAGTCCAACACCTCGCCGTCGGCCAGTGGAATGCGATACTCGTCATCCCACCACCACGGGAAGAAGTGCAGCGTCCACACCGAATCGCCGTCGAGCGCCTCCATGCAGCGCTCGTAGAACCAGCCGGTCATGCCGTTCGGCGTGCTCTCCAGCACAATCGCCGGGTTGCCCGCTTGCAGCGCCGCGCCCATCACGCTCTCGGCATCCGGCCAGAACGCCACCTCGGAGCCGTGGATGTGCGTCACCGACGAGCCGCGCCCTTTGCGCTTGCCTGCCGTCCCGCCCACTGTCGCAATGCTGCCCTCGCTGTTGAGCGCCGGGTAGGTCGTCAGCAAGGCGTTGGCGAATTTGCGCGGCGGGCGATCAACATCCGGCAGGTGGTCATAGAAGCGGTCCACCATGCGCCGAAGCGTGCTCGTCAGGTCGTCGTCGTGGCAGAGCGTGTACGTGCGCGCGTTGCCGCGCATCTGCTCATAAAACAGATTGGCCTGAATCACCGTGCTCATGCCGAGTTGCCGCGCCTTGAGCACGATGTCGCGCCCCGTCAGGTTTGCGATCAAGTGCTGCTGCGCTCTATTCAGTTGTAAAGGTACGATCTGCCCGGCCTTGTTCTGCACAACCAAGCGGCGCGCGCAGAACTCTTCAAACGGCGGAAGCGACGCCGCGCTCTGGCTCTGGCGTTTAGCTTTCTCCAGGCGATACAGGTACGCCTGCTGCTCTAAATAGCTCGGCAGCGAGAGTGTCATCGAATGCCTCGGCTAACGCCTCGTAATCAATCGCGCCCCGGCGAATATCGGCTATTGCCTGCGAGCGCCAGTCATCCACCTGAACGCGATCGGTGAACAGCTTGTGATACTTCCCAAGAAGCTGAAGCGCCGACTGCGCGTCGTAGAACTCAATCGTCGGGCGCCCATCCCTGCCGTAGGTCACCTTTTTAACCAGGTGCAGCAGCCCGTGCTCGCGCAACTTCTCAAAATCCACCGCGATCATCGTGCCGAAGACGGTGAAGCAGTCTTCCGGAATGCCACGCGCCTGATCAGTCAGGCGGCTCACCACTTCAGCGGCGGTCAATGCGCGCTCGCGCAGAAGTTGGTCGATAGCGGCG